CTGGTACAGTAGACCGTGGCTCTGTGTCTTGAGATTCAATGACGCCAAAATCGCAGCCATGATCGCAGATATGGCGACAAAAGCGGCGCGGAACAATCTTATTGGGTACGATCAGGGCACTGTCGGAAACAGCAATGACCGGTATTCGTTCTGGCAGCACTTAAAGGCAAGTAACTATGATCCGGCGCAGATCACGGTAGCTTGTGAATCCGATTGCAGTGCGAGCACAGCAGCTATCGTCAAGGGGGCTGGGTATCGCTTAAATAACGCAAAACTCAAGGCAGTCAGTATCTATCTGACGACACGGAACATGAGAGCCGCAATGAAGGCTGCTGGTGCGAAAGTACTGACGGATAGTAAGTATCTGACATCTGGTGACTATTTAAAGGCAGGAGATATCCTCCTGAACGATAATCACCACGTGGCTATTGCTGTTACCACCGGTGCAAAAGTAAGTACACCTTCAACTACGCTTACCGGTACCTTCCAGACAAGACTTCCGATTCTGAGAAAGGGCAGTTCCGGTACAGCTGTGGCAATGCTTCAGGCGATGCTGGGAGTGGAAGTTGACGAACAGTTCGGGAATGACACATATGATTCCCTCAAAGTTTTCCAGAAAAATGTTGGTGTGACAGCAAATGGAACTTGCGGCATTGATACCTGGAAGAAAGTGATTGAGCATATGAAAGCAAATACTAAGTGAAAAATTAAGCCCCTTGGAGTTAATCCTTGGGGCTTTTTCCTTTTCTACATTTTTCAATTCTTAGTGCGTTTTCGGACCTGTTTTCCATGTATGCCGGACGTGTTCTTGGAAGATACGCCATAACCGTACTCACTGCAAATCCTGTAATGGTTGAAATCTCACTGGCACTTTTTCCACGATAATGCAGGTCTATGATAGTCGCTTGCGTTTCATTGACTATGATGCCTTCCGTAGAAAGCGTTTTCGCTATTCTTTGCCAGTTATATCCGGTAAGCTTGTGAATGCCGGTCAGCGTCTGACTTTCTTCATAAGCTTTCAGTATCTTTTGCGTTGGTGTTTGCATCATTTTTAACTCTCGCATCTTCCTTAACAGCTCTCTCGAGGAGCTGTCTTACATATTCGGGACACTGGCTTTTTCCAGATTCCCAGTTTTCAAGCGTCCGGACCGGTATGTTGTACTGCTTAGAGAATGCTATTCGGGATTCGTCAAGCAGTGCACGCATCTCAGCTACTTGCATCTTCTGTTCTTGAAGATAGATGCGGATATCGGCGTTGAAGTTGATATCGCCAACACCGGTTTTATACCTTTTACATTTGCAAGGTATAATAAGTGTGATATGTTTTTCGGCACAGTTTGCGTACTCGTATATCTTTTCATCGATTATCACGTGCTCGGGGTATTCCGTAACCGTCGTGCCATCGTCGGAGAATACGTCAGCGAAAATGTGAATAAGGTTGTCAGCGGCATCCTGCAAAGAATCTCCGAAGAAATCGAAATATCCTCCAGCTCCACCTCCGTGTGTGTAGCATTCTCCGTAATTTCTCAGTTTCGACATCTTTGAATCATCAACTCTAATAGTCCATTTTCCCATTTTTATTTCCTCCTTAAATTAAAACTCATATTCTTCCATAAATCTGTCAATAGCTGGGATATACATTCTAGCATACCCTTCCATGTAATGTGCTGCACGGCTTACACAGTCAATGTAGCCAACAGTTCTTCTTTTGTAGTCGTTGAAGTAGATTCTTTTGCATGATCCTTTTTGCCACAAGCTAATACTTACAACATTGTTATCTGCTTCCGGGACCGCCATTTCCATGCGTCCTTTGAAGATTTTCTTCTCTATTTTCTTGGCCTCCTCCCATGCTTTTTTCAGACCGGAGGAAATTGTCATTCCGGATTTTTTAACCAGTTCCCATGCTCTTTTCATAATGTTTGATAAGTTGTATTTTTTCATTTTGTTTTCCTCCGTTCCTTTGATGATTATATAATACCACCAAATTGGTGGTGTGTCAATAGAAAGTTTAACATTTTAATTGATTTTTCTTTTCAAATAAGGTATACTTTCAATAGTCGCGCAGGGATTGACCTTATGATGTATAGCGCCCTGTGTGGCTAGCACAAGTTGATAGTGCAGACTGATTCTGCCGTGCATGAACGGAAGAGCTGTATGTCCCAATTTGGGGCTGTTAGCAGCGGCACGAGTGGACAGTCGGGAAAAGAGTTGGGCCTAAAAACCCGACTCTCTTTTTTTTACGTTAAATTACGATGTTATGAACAGATATAGATTCACACGGTTAGTCACAAATTAGTCACAAACAAAGTCTGAAAAACCGCATAAACAAAGGATTCTTGAAGATTTTCATTAAAATTAGATTAAAGAAAATGTCTTTGCGAAATCCCTTGTAAAATGCGGAAAAGCCAGTAAAATTAAGGCTTTGCAGACTTTTGTTAGAGTGATTAAGACAGTTTAAAAAAGATAAAAATAGGAACGGTTAGTCACAGTTAGTCACAAACGGAACTTTTATCTTTTCAATCTCTGCCCGGAGTTCTTCCAGGGTTCTGTGACCGTACACAGCGTTCGTGACATCGTTTCCAAACGAATGTCCCAGCATCCTCTTCCGGTCGTTCTCCCGGACGCCATATTTTTCGCACAGAGCGGAAAAGGTGTGTCGACAATCGTGCGGCGTGTGCTTCGGGTTGCCGGTTATCCCCAATCGTTCCAGTGTAGGGTAAAACAGAGCGTTTCGGTGTTGCGTCTGGGAATAGATGCAGAGCCTGCCGTTTTGCGTCAGGACCTTGTCCTTTGCAAACTCATATATAGCCGGATGGATCGGAACGATCCTGTCTTTTCCGGCTGCAGTCTTGATGCCGCCCTGGAAATATCTCTCTTCAAGATTTGTCGTAAGCTTCAACACTTCGCCAATTCTCCAGCCGGAGTAGCACATAATCAGAATGAGCTGCACTTCCGGGTCGTCGGTGTTCTGCCAGAGTGTCTGAAGCTCCAGATCGGAAAATGGGGTTCCGTGCTCAGCGTCATCTTTTGCTTTAACAGAAACATACAGTGCCTTGTTTTCCGTGACTATCTCTGAGTAGATTGCGAATTTATACATTTGTTTAAAAAGCATGAGAATCGTGTTTAGACTCTGCTTTTTGAGCGGGCAGTCGTCAATAACCTTTTGCAAATCCGGCGCCTTCAAGTCTTCAAATGTACGATCATGCAGGGACTTGCTGTTAAGATACCCACAGTGGTATGCGTTCCTTGAAGACTTCGACAGATCGGTGTCTTCCGGGAACTTCCATGCTATGAACTTTTCGTATACCTCTGAGAACGTCAATTTGTGCGTTTCCGGGTGTCTTTCCTCTGCGCCCTTAAATGTATTGTAGTCTGACAGAATACGGCTTACAAGGGCGTCTGCGTCCGTTGTAGGGGCAATCTCAAGTTCTTTTTCCATACCCGGCTTGTACGTCCCGGCTTTGTATGCTGTGAGAACGGCGAACCCTTTCAGATAGTCGTCAACGTAGCAGATCGCAGGCGGACGGACCGCTTTTCCTGTTGCGTCCAGTGTTGCCGGTGGGTGCACTGCATAGCAGTTTCTTCGGCCCTTGCCGAGATAGCGGATAGACCCGAAACTATTCGGCAATTTTGGATATTTCTTTCTTTTTGCCATATTTCCTCCTTGTATAAAAATAGCCCCTGCCGTTAAGCAGGAGCTAGTCTGGTTTACTCAATCTCGTCAATGTCAAAAGAATATCCAAGGACTTCTCCAACATCTGTGCATTTTCCTTTTAATGTTACTTTATCGCCTTTGGTAAGAGATGCTACCTTTGATTTTTGCTCGTCGTTTTTAATATTACACTGTACGCCGATGATTTCAAAATCGCCATCTGCTGTGAGGCTGATGTACTTTCCGGAAGCATCAATGTTACTGAGATTTCCGGTGATCTCAAGATATTTACCTTTGTATTTATCAGATGCACCCATGGCGTTGCTATCAAGATCGGACATCATATCATTGACGGAAACAGCAGTGTATTCGATCGGAGCAGCTTCTTCTTTTGATTTAGCAGCAGTTTCTTTCTTTTCTGAAGAAGTAGCGGTTGCTGCGCTTTTATCTGATTCTGAATCACTTTCGCCAGCTACAGCTCCGATGATGGCTCCGACAAGGATTATCAGCACAACCCATTTGAGCTTTCCACCTTTTAATTTCTTCCGGCACTGCGGGCAGACTTTAGCATCTGCCGGAATCTCTGTTTTGCAATATTTGCATTTTTTTGTTTTCTCTTCGCTCATACTTTATTTTCCTCCAATGACGTAGTTTTCATATTTTTCTCTTATTTTCGCAAGTTCTCTTTGCCTGATCGGGACGACCGCGCCAGATACCATCGTAAAAAAATGACTTACTTCGCTTACCTCGTCCATATTAACTATATAGCTCTGGTGGCAGCGCAAAAATCTTCCGTCAAGACTCTTTTCGATATCATTGAGTTTTCCTCGTTCCTTGTGTGATATTCCGCACGTGCAATGGATCATTATGTATTTGTTCTGGCTTTCGATGTATTCAATATGCCGAAATTCAGCTCTGTGAAAGTAGTCCTTGTTCTTGATAGTAAGCGTTTTTTCACGGATATTTTCAAGCGTCTGCTTAACAACTGAATACATTCTTCCATGCTCAGAGCCTTTAATGATGTAATGAACCGGCAGCACATCGAGTGCATCAAATACATATTCTTTGCGTTCTGTCCAAAAAGCGATATTTCCATAGTATCCGGTTTTTCTTAATTTTTTGGCAATCTCTATGCCATTTTCTCCGTTAATGGAGACATCAAGAATTATTATGTCATACCATTCACCATCTGAAACATCGTCGATCAAAGGCTTTCCGCTGGTGTAGGTGGTTAATGTATATCCACCATCACCATGCTCTTTTAGATATCGGTCAATGCTATTTTTGAAAATCTCAATTCGTAAATTATCATCGTCACAAATCGCAATTTTCATGTAAATCATTCCCTTGTAAACATTGTTTTCGCCATTTGCAAAAAAAAGTGTTTAAATATGTTATTTTTATTATAGCATCGTTAAATTTAGTTGTAAATAGAGGTTTTTAGGTGATTTATGAAATGAAAATAATCAAAAATATACTAATTATAATAGGAGCTGTGCTTTTGTTTAATTACATTGTTTATTTACCAATGTGCGTAGACGATTATATCCGTGAAGAGTCAGAAGTGTATTCTGTCCAAAATGCGTACAGATCTTCTACCCTACATAAGAATAGAACCCATGAAATAAAGCAGACCATGCCGCCGTTTTTATTCGCCCTGCCACTAAACAGAAAAGACTATATCTTTGATGTTACGAATAATTTCTATGCGATCATAAACATATCGGTGTATCTGGCAGTTGCCAAGAGCAAACATTAATGATATAATAGCATGAAACGAACTAATGTTCGGTTCTATTTCCCACAGCCGGACATATATTGTACTGTAGGTGGTAGTTGTGACAGGGAGGGTTATTTATGGATTATAAGAAGGAAATTATTGAGATGATACAAAAGATAGAAAACAGATGTTGGCTGAGGTCAATATACATTTTTATAAAAACATTAATCGGTTAAAAAGAAAAGCCAAGGGTTTGCGCATTGCCCTTGGCTATTTTCTTATTTCTTTTCGTAAATCGTGTCTAGGAGTTTTTCCAAGTTATCCCATCCAGAATCATCTAGCTTTGCTAGAGCATTGATGAGACGGTATTTGAAATCATTATCGCTAGACTTCAGAACATTTCCGAATAGCTTAGAAATCTCATCGTTTTTGTTCTCTGGTTGAAACATTTCTCCAGTTCCATTTCTTAGCCATTCTTCGTTTACGTTAAATTCTCTGCAAACATCATCAATAGTCCGATCTGACGGAACTTTGCTTCCCATTTCAATTTGCGCTACAAAATTCCTACTTATCTTTAGTTTGTCTGCAAATTCTTGCTGAGTTACGTTTAATTCTTTTCGCAACTCTTTAAACCTGTCTTTCAATTTAATTCCTCCTTTCTAAAAATATAATATCATAAAATGTTTACAAAGTCAACAAAAAGGTATTGACAAATGTTGCCTGAGGGACTATACTGTGTTTACAAGGTAAACAAAGGAGGTGAAAACAAAATGTTAGATTATTTCGTCAAAGAAAATATTCTAGGTCAGGTTTCAGTTCAACTCGAAATGACGAGCCATGACTGGTCAAAATTAAAAACGTCAGACGCATGGAGTCAGGTGAAACAGATACTAATGGAATCTGGAACACAAAGTAGCTGCTGTTACCATCATAATTATGCTGAAGAAATTCAAAGTGAGCAGACAGATAATGAATACATGAAAGAGCAGTTCGGAATATATTCGCGTTATGTGAAATCATTGTCCACTTGCACACGCGTTTTAACAGTTATTTCAATAATTGCTCTAACAATTTCAATAGTGGCTCTGATTGTATAGAGATTGAGAAAAGACCGGTAATCAGCGCAATGATGGACAGAACAGTTGTTATCCAAAATCTGGATATATCTTGAAAATATGCTTTCATGACAACTTCTCCTGCTTGCGTGATTTCATATGCGTGGTCTTGCGACCTTGAACGCATAAAGCACTTTTTACCGAAAAGGTATCTGCAAGCATCTGCTTCACGTTGATTACTAGGCGTAAATCCACAATTTCTTAAAGCTTTTTTCAATATTTTATATTGATATCTTGTTATCAAATGAACACCTCCTTTACAGGAGAGTATATCACAAGAAAGGAGTGAGTACATGTCTGAGAAAGAAAAAAGAATCGTTGAAAAGCTGAAAAACGCGATTCCTAATATGTCGGAATTTGACAAGGGATACATTCTTGGAAAGACGGAAAGTTTTTCCGAGAATAAGCCAGATGATTCTGGTAAGGAACAGAAAGAAAGTTCTTAACATGGAGGTGAAAACAAATTGAAAAACAGAATCGCATTTTGGATTCTTTGTTTTGTGCTTTCGGCTACCTGTGGAGCACTCGGAAGCCTACTCGCGCAGTGGATGCTAAAGTAACATCTGAGTGATTACAGTAGCCAGGAATCCAGTAAATCCGCCAATAACAGCACTAAATAAAGCTACTCGGAAATCATGCCGCCATTGCTGTTTCCGTAATTCTTTTTCTTTAGCTTCTTTTATTTGCTGTTCAAGGACGCTGTGCGGAACAACAGAGCCATTTGCTATACTGGGTTTCTTCATATCAATATCACCTCCCTCTACAGGGAGTATATCACAAGAAAGGAGCATGAAATGAGCGAAGTTGACGCTTACATCAAAGAAAATGCAGAAGTTCATCAGTTCGCCGCAGAGGTTGCGAGAATCATATCGGGCATTCCACAGATGCCAGAGTTCTCATCAGAGAGTATGAGCGTATCTGATGCGAGTCAACTGATCGGACTTCCTGTGACATCAATTAGAGCAGGAATTGTGTACGGATGGTTGCCGATCGGGACAGCAATCCAGAATAACAAGCCAGCAAAAAGTCTTTCCGGTGGACGAATCACGTACATCATAAGCCCTAGGAAAGTCTATGAAGTAACTGGTCATGTCTGGAAAGGCAAAGCTGCTCTTAATAAGTGAGTGCCCCGGAGGGAGTCGACACCTCCACCCCGGAGCTTTGCACCCACTAAAGTACCTTAGTGGATAGATACATTATAGTTCTCTATCTGCTAATTGTAAAGACAAATAAGGAGAAATTAGCTAGATATGAGTGAAATTAGAAACGAAAATCAGCCAACATGGGCTGACATTGAAGTAGCACTTGCGACTGAAATTGTCGAAGAAAGTAAGAAAAAGTCAAGAAAGTGGTTCGCAGCGTGGATTGTGACAGCAGCTGCACTGGTAGCGAGCAACCTTGCGTGGATCATAGGAGGCATCAGTGAATAATCTGAAAAATATCATCTGTGCCGCACTGATAGGAGGTCTTTCCACATTCCTCCCATTCTGGCAATGGGGCGGATCGGGCAGACAGCTTTTTGCGGCGGCAATGACCACGATGATTGTATATGGAATTCTCTGGGATATTGATACGCCAGAGAGAAAGGAAAATGAAAATGTTTGAGAAAGAAATTGACGAAATTTACGAACTCTGTAAAAGAGTTGCAAATGAAGTTCCGACAGCAAACGCCTCGTTCAATTATTCGATTTATGGCATGAGTGTATGTGGACTTAAAAGGAAGGAAGATGTCAATCTTCCCGAAGGAAAATTTAAATGGGATTTGTATCAGAGTGTATCTTTTGATCCGTTTTACAAAAAAGAAAGTCGTGAAAGTCTCAATAAAATCAAAGCTTTCTTGCTGGAACTTCTGATAGATGGGGGGGGGTGCCCGTTAAATGCTGAATCAGACAGAGCTGAAGCTCCTGCCGACAATGGAGCTGATAACGACAGTGAACGAGCTTCTGGGGGAGCTGAACAGGCGGAAAGCGTACATTCTTGACTGGGAGAACCCGGACATGTATCTGAATCATCTTGAGTATCATTGCGCTGGCGGAATCTTTCCAAGTGGCGAGCAGAATCCAGCGCGAGGAGATGGCTCTGACAATGTTTACTGTTTCTTTAGCGAGGTGAGAAAAGATGCAGGAGAGAATTGATGAAATCCTTGCCCTGATAGACGAGCAACTTTCCCTTGTAGCTGATAACTACATCGAGAGTTCATACAAGGCAAGGACACTGGCGAGCTACGTACAAGCTCTAAACGGGCTTTTAACGGCTCAGAAATCGTATAAGGAGGAAAATATCGGTGAGTGAATTTGAAATCCGTATTCCGGCAAGAAAGAAGCAGCCGGCAACCGATAAGGACAATCCGGTTGTGAAAGTTTCACCAGGCGCATATAACGCACTGGTTGAAATCTATAATGAATCAACCTTATCAATGAAAGATATTGCAAGTTTGCTGATTATCGAGAGCAGCAAACATGTGGTTTATGACAAGGAGGAATAGAAGTGAATATATATGAGAAGTTAGGGATTATTCAGTCAAAGCTGAAAGCCCCTAAAGGACAGTACAATTCCTTCGGGAAATACAAATACAGAAGCTGTGAAGATATTCTGGAAGCTGTAAAGCCTCTCCTGACAGAAACAAGAACTGTATTGAGCATCACCGACCAGATGGAAGTTGTTGGCGACAGAATATATGTCAGAGCAGAAGCACACTTGAAAGACTGTGATGATACTGGCGAAATCGTTACAGTTGCTTATGCAAGGGAAGAAGAATCTAAGAAAGGTATGGATTCTTCGCAGGTAACAGGCGCAGCTTCATCTTATGCCAGAAAGTACGCTCTAAATGGACTGTTCTGTATTGATGATAACAAAGACAGCGATTCTACTAATACAGGAGAGAAAGAAAAAACGTCCGGTAGGAAAGCGGAACCGGCAAAAGAAACCGAGATGATTAGTTCCGAGACTACTATGTCAATCAAAAACATTATTGATAAGTACCCGGAAGCCAAGCTTTTAGAACAGATCAAGGCTCGTTTCAAGGTAAATGACATTAAGTCACTTACAAAAGAGAAAGGGCATAAATGTCTCAAAATGTTAATTGACTATGACAAACAGCATGTAGAAAAGGAGTAACAGCATGAATAAAGTAATTCTTACAGGAAGATTTACACGTGATCCGGAAATCAAATATACAAATGACGGAACATCTATTGCGAGATTTTCTATTGCAGTGAACAGGAGATTTGTAAAAGAAGGTTCTGACCAGAAAGCAGATTTCTTGAATTGCATCGCTTTCGGAAAATCGGCAGAATTTATCGAGAAATATTTTTCTAAAGGAATGAAATCGGATTTATCCGGGAGAATCCAGACCGGCAGCTACGCCAATCGCGATGGACAGAAGATATACACAACAGACATTGTTGTAGAAGAAATTGAATTTGGTGAAAGTAAAAGTGCTAATCAGAGTCAGTGCAAATCAGAAGCTCCACGTCCAGAAGCCGACCCGGACGGATTTATGAATATTCCAGATGGAATTGATGAGGAGCTGCCGTTCGCATGATACAAATTGACAGTAGGGAACATCAGAAAGTTATTGATGGCATTAAGAAAGCATTTGATGCAGCAGGAGAAAAATGGTTCGTGTCAAAGCTTTACGTCGGGGATTACATGAATTATGACAACCCCAGGTTAGTTGTTGACCGAAAGCAAAATCTCTCCGAATTATGCGGAAATGTCTGCCAGCAGCATGAGAGATTCCGTGCCGAGATTATCCGGGCAAATGAAGCAGGGATAAAACTCGTGTTCCTGTGTGAGCATGGAAAAGGGATTGAAAAACTGGACGATGTTCTCTGGTGGGAGAATCCCCGGGCGAAGAAAAGAGTTAAAAAAAATGGCGTCTGGGTAGAACAGGAACAGAAAGTTATGCACGGAGATGTCTTATATAAGATTCTTTGCACGATGCAACGCAAGTATGGTGTTGAATTTCTGTTTTGCGACAAGAAAGACACTGGCAAAAGGATTTTGGAGATTCTATCAAATGGATAAAGAAACAATTAAACAGCAGAACAGTATGAGAGATGTTCTGAGCAGATACGGAATGGTTCCGAACAGAGCCGGATTTATAAATTGTCCTTTTCACCCGAAAGACCGCACTGCATCCATGAAAATCTATAAAGACAGCTATTATTGTTTCGGTTGTGGTGCAACAGGTGACATATTTACATTCGTCCAGAACATGGATAATTGCGATTTTAAGACAGCTTTTACCATACTTGGGGGGACTTACCAGAAACCGGATTTCTCTTCCAGAATGGCAATATATCATCATCGGAAGCAGATGGAAATGAAGCGTAAAGAGGAGCAGAAAAAAAAGGCCGAATTGGATGAATGCTTGTCTGATATTGACTTTTATCGGGCGGAAATCGAGCGATGGAGTCCTCTTTCTGACAGATGGTGTGAAGCATGGAATGCACTTCAAAAAGCACTGTACCTGCATGGAGAATTGAATGGTATACCGTATTAGAAAAGAGGTGATATAGATGGTTCCTTTGAACAAGTTGGATTCGAAATCCATCATGTCTCGGGAAGTGCTGGATGAGGTGTTCAATCAGGAGGATGAGATTTACAGGGCTGAACTGTTGGCCAGCCTTGCGCTTCGAGCATCTGAATTGAGGTGTAAAACAGAGTTTACAAGCGTGGTAAACGCATACAAAAAAGTGCAAAAAGATATAAAAAGGCAAGAACGGGAAGACATCCAGAGGCAATTAAAAGAAGCTAGCCTTGTAGAACACTATACGAACTTTACGGATAGTCCATATGATAGAATGGCCTGCGGAAACTGGATTGCAGCAGATGATGGAATTTGCACTTGGAATTCTACTACTGGAATAACAGATGTTAGGGCCTGCTATCATCCTATATTGCCGGTTGAACGCCTAAAAAATATTCAGACAGGCGAGGAGCAGATAAAAATTGCCTTTAAACGTAACAATAGATGGCAAGAGATTATTATTCCAAAAGATGTCGTAGCAACTGCGTCCAAGATTGTAGGGCTATCCAAGAACGGGATAGCTGTAACATCAGAAACTGCTAAACACCTTGTAAGGTACTTATCGGATGTGGAAAATCTGAACGATGAGTACATAGAAATACAATATTCGTCCGGAAAGCTTGGATGGATTGGAGACGGTTTTCTGCCATACAGTGAGGAAATCATATTTGATGGGGATGCGAAGTTCAGGCAACTTTTTGAAGCCATTCAGGTAAAAGGAGATAGGGAAGCTTGGTATGAGCATGTAAAAAAGATCAGGCAGCAGGATAAATTCGAAATTAAGTTTATGCTGGCAGCGTCTTTTGCCAGCGTTCTGATTAAGCCACTGGATGCACTTCCATTTTTTACCGATTTATGGGGCCTTACTGGAAACGGAAAGTCTGTTACCCACATGCTGGCCGCTTCGGTCTGGGCGGATCCGTCCGAAAACAAGTATATAGGAAACTTCAAGAGTTCGGATGTTGGCCTGGAAGTAAAAGCTGACATGCTCAATAATCTCCCCCTTATCCTTGATGATACAAGCCAGAAGGATAAGAAGATTGAGGAAAACTTTGAGCGAATCGTGTATGATCTCTGTTCCGGTCAAGGAAAAACCAGGTCCAACAAAGAACTGGGGTTAACAAGAGAAAGCACGTGGAAGTTGTGTATCCTCACAAACGGTGAGTATCCATTGCAGTCCTACGTGAACCAGGGCGGCGCTGTAAACCGTATCCTTGAAGTAGAATGCACGCATGATAAGTTGTTCGAAAATCCGCAAGATACTATTGATATTCTTAAGAAAAACTATGGCTTTGCTGGGAAAGACTTCGTGGCGGCGCTGGAAGAAATGAGTGTTGATAAGATTAAAAATATCCAGCAGGAGATTTTGAAAAAAATCGCATCAGACGATAAAACGGATAAACAGCTACTTTCCTTATCAATTGTTCTGACTGCAGATAGAATCGCCACAGATATGCTTTTCAAGGACATGCAGTATATTGATATACAAGATGCAAAAAACACTCTTGCTGATGTATCAGATGTGTCTCCGAATGAACGTTGTTATGAGTACCTGGTGGATATGATTTCTATGAATGAGCAACGTTTTGACGTTGATACGCCTTGTGAAAAATGGGGGGATCCCATTGAAAAAGATGAAGAAATGAACCGATTAGTGTACTTCTATCCCACTGCGCTCAATAATATCTGCAAAAATGGCGGATATTCCAAAAAGGCGTTTTTATCATGGGGCATGAAAATGGGGCTTGTTATTTCCAATAATAAGTACGGTAACGTTCTGAAGAGAGAGTCAGAAAGCAGGAATCCAAAAAAGTTTTGCTGCTTGAAAGTGGTAAATGATCTTGATAGATACCTGGAAGAGCAAAAAAAGGCGAGTTTATTCCAGATATCGGATCCGGTGTTTGATTAGCTTTGTAACCGAGTAACCTTGTAACTTTTCGGAATATATATATATATATAGAAAAATAAAAATATGATAATGAAATTATTTTTTTCTCCTATATAGGGAATGTATGGGTTACACGGTTACACGGTTGCAAACGCTTCAAACTCGCATAAATACTGGATTTTTTTGTAACCCAAATGAAACCGGCTTTTTAAAATAGGTTACATATAAAGGAGATGGAAGATGAAAGTAGAAGCAAAAGATATTCCTATCATACAAAAATTTATGACAGAATACTGGAAAGCTATAAAAGAGTTCTACTCAGCAGAGCTTACAGACGAATATTCCAGCAAAGTCTATGATACTTGCACAGAACTGGGAGAACTAGCAGGGGCATGTCCGGACGAGAATGACAAACAATTCTTACTTGACAACATAAGAGCTTTTCATAGACTTCTTAATTCTAAACAGAGAGGAATGAGAAAGAATGTACAAACAGAAGTATAAAGAAGGTCAGCAGATCCATAAAGACATATATCTGTACATCTGCCGGTATATCAAAGAACATCGGTACGCACCGTCTTACAAAGAGATTGCCGACGGTGTCGGTGTGTCAAATGCCACGGTGCTTCGCCACATGGACATGCTGCGAACGGATGGATTGATCGAAACGGATCACCCGAAGACACCGAGAGCGTTCCGGTTGACAGGATATGAATTAGTGACAAGGAGGAAGAAACATGAAACTGTATGAGCTGTTCAAAGGCGCTGAATATGTTGGAGAGTTCACCCTTGACGAGATCATAAGCATCACGGGAGCGCATCGGAGCGCACTACTCAACAGCGTGGCGCGCGGCGTTCTCGTAAATGACTTGTGGGACGTCTCTCCGGCTTACGATCGGACTTTAAACCGGAATGATGATGGCTCATTGCTTAAGCAGTTTGAGGCCGTTACAGGGCAAATTAGGAGGTGTGTGAAGCGTGAGCAGTAAACTTAAAGCAAAGCCACGAAAGCAGAGATTTCCTCTAGCTCAGTCCAACCAGGCAGCTCAGGCGTTTGGACGAGCAATGGTTAACTGCCATAGCCAGATCAAAAGTATGGAGAGAGAAGCTTATGAGAATGGATTTAACGATGGAGAAGATTGGGCTGATACGATTAACGTCGTTACAACCATGATGGCCCTGAGACGTTTATATGGCTTTTCCACGAAGCGTTTGCTCACAGTCATGCAGACTGCCAACGAATACGTCAAAATGGCAAATAGGGGCGAAATGAGCGTTCTGAGCATGATGCAGGACATTGAAGAGCACACAGATGTAAGATTTGACGAGATGAATAAGAATCTGGTTAAGAAGATGGGAGTATAAAATCATGTACCAACTGCACAATAGCGTGTCAGTTGCTTACATGGGGAAAGTGAGGATGGAAATGAAAAAATTAAAACCGTGTCCGTTTTGCGGAGGAAAAGCAGAAATGCTGATTAATGAATATAACGATTCAAAAAAAGAATATCTTGTAGCTTGTACAGAATGCGATGGAATGGTTGAACGATGGAGAGAAACAGAGGAAGAAGCCGTAGAACAGTGGAATCGAAGAGCGAGTGATAAGGAGGACACAAAATGTTAATTAGAAGTCAGGATAAGGAAATTTTAGCTAATATGGAAGGCCCGATTGCTATAGAGATTTTAAGCGACGGTAAGGGACATGCAACCATGTATTGGAAAGATAGCTATGCGCTTGGGACTTATTCATCGAAGGAAAAAGCAATCAAGGTACTGGATATGATTCAGGAAGCCTATATAAATGGGCATATTGATTATCAGATGCCAGCAGATAGTGAGGTGGTTGCATGAGTGATAAACGTAAAATATACAATTACATAAAAAGGACAATAAATCCTTACGGAAGACCTTTCGAGGGAACTGCATATGAGTTCGGGCTTAAAATCATGGATTATATCGAAAATATGGATGACGAGAAAGAAAATGGTTGGATTCCGGTGAGTGAGAGATTACCCGACCCAGGCAAATACGTCCTGGTATCATTTGAAAACTTCACTCTTCCGATGATTGGAATATATACAGTCGATGATAACGGCGGTACATTCAGGGTTGATGATGAAGACGATAGTTTTCTCGAACACAATTTGTATGTGAACGCTTGGAGGGGATTGCCAGAGCGTTATAAGGAGGATGAGCCATGATTGCATTCACATTAGGATTGACCCTTGGAACCATATTCGGAGCGACTGGTCTTGTATGCGTAGCGATTATGTACAGCAAACACCACCCAGACGATTAGAAAGGAGCAACGGTATGCTGACAAGGAATAAAAAGCTGAAAGACTACGGTATTCCGGCAGAGGATATTGAAAAACTGAATACGATGTTAAAAGACTTTCCGGCAGAGTACGGATACCTGCTTTCCAGTGCCGCCTTGTCAGCTTGCCCGAAGAACACGGTGATAGCGGATATGGTTATCGAGAATATCCTGCACCGGAAAAGTTACAGAAAAATCAGCAAAGAAAGATATATCCCGATGAATCCGAAAGACTTCTACGGATACAGGCGCAAGACTGTCGCTGTACTGTATGAGAGAATGCGGTTATTGGGAGTGTGGGAGGAATAAAATATGAGCAGACTAATTGATGCGGACGACTTAATTGAATATATTAAAATATGGGATATTGGAAATAGCATTAGTTCCGACCAGAAGGAATTTATTGATTGTGTTAACAAACAGCTGACGGCTTTTGATGTGAATGAAGTTGTTGAGCAGTTGGAAACAAGAAAGGCAAGAGCTACTGCATTACAGAAAGAAAATACATCAGAGTATTTCGAGGGTGAAACTGATGCGTTTGAATTTGCAATCAAAATCGTGAAAGGCGGTGGAGTTGAATGAGAGAAATTCTTTTCAAGGCAAAGCGGATTGATAATGGCGAATGGGTTGAAGGGTATTACCTGAGAGATCAATATCACAGAGGTGGGAAGGATATTATTTTTTATCGGAAGGATTCAGATCGGTTTACAGTATATACCGATATAATTGATATAGAAACCCTCTGCCAGTTCACGGGACTTTGTGACAAGAACGGCAAGAAAATTTGGGAAAATGACATTTTACGATTCACACAGCAGGATGAAACTAAAATTGGTGTTATTAAATATAACGCACCGATTTTTACATATTTTGGATTAATGAGATGGAGTCTATACAAAGATGAAGTTATTGGAAATATTTTTGACAATCCAGAATTATTACAGGAGGAACACAAATGAGTAAAGGCAAAGACATTTCCACTATGTTTACGAGGGAAGAAAACAAAAAGAATGGAAGAGCTGGATATTATCAGGCTGACAGTGTAAAAATTGATATCATCAGTCCTGCACAGTACGGAGCATTCTTGCAGAAAAGAGGTAAGAGAAAATGAGTAAATCAGTATTAGTGATAGATACGCCAGAGAAATGTATTTCGTGCATATATGCTGGTATATTCCATTATTTCTGCAGAATAAATTGCAAAGATATTAAGGACGTAAGTACTAAGCCTGATTGGTGCCCACTTATGGACTTACCAGAGAAGAAGCTGAGAAGAAGTTGGAGGAGATGAAAAATGGCTTATAAAACTGTCAAGAAAATGGGCGTTAGCCCTATTACAAATACCATTTACTATGGGAATGTAAACGAAGAAAAAGGCTTATGGGTAGGTGAGAAAAAAGACGTAACCGATATGGCAATCGCCGCTGTATTTGAATGGTTCATGAATCAAATGGATGAAAAAGAAGAGTTTGCGATCTCATATCCAAATGTTTCAGAGTTTACGTTGAAGATGGTAAGAGAGGAGCGATAAATATGTCAGACAAGCTCACACCAGACATAACCCCACAGCTTGCCGTATCAGCATTCACAGTGCTGCATCAATATTGCAGCTCAATTAGTCCACATGACTGTATTAGATGCACATTCTACGAACATTGTCCGGAGTGCTTTATGGGGTGTCCGGGAGATCAGGGCGAGATAATCAGAAAATTACAAAGTAATGAATAAAATTAGAGAGTCGGTATTTACCGGCTCTCTTTTAACGCAAAATTCCTCAAACATGTACCACAACTTTTCCACCAACCTGTGGTAGAATATACTCAGAAGTGTTACTATGGGGTTTTATAGCCAGAAATGAGGTGAGAAAGTTAATATGGCAGGAAAGTACGAATATTGGCTTTCTCAAGAAGGTCAAGTACTTTTGCAAGGTTGGGCTAGAGATGGTTTGACCGATGAACAGATTGCAAAAAATATGTGCATTTCACCATCAACATTATATGAATGGAAAAAGAAATATTCGGAGATTTCGGAGTCCCTAAAAGAAGGAAAAGAAATAGCTGATTACTTAGTAGAAAATGCACTTTTCAAAAATGCTCTTGAGGGAAATACCACGGCTCAAATATTCTGGTTAAAAAACAGAAAACGTGATAAATGGAGAGATAATCCAGAACCAGAAAAGAAAGAAGAAAAAGAGGAGGGCATAGTAATTGAACTTACCAGAAACGGAGAGAAGATATAGAGTATATAAACATACTGTGCCTGATGGCAGAGTGTATATAGGAATGACTTGCAAAACAGTAAAAGCAAGGTGGGACAGCGGATATTACGGAAACGACGATTTCTTCAAAATTATAAAAAAATATGGTTGGGAAGGGATTAAGCATGAAATTATAGCTGATAATCTCGCCAAAGAAGAAGCCGAATTAATTGAACGAAAAAGCATTGCGGAACATCGAAGCAATGAAGAAAAGTACGGATTTAATTTTGACAGTGGTGGAAATTTCGGAAAGAAGCGTTGCGCTCGTACAAAGAAGAAAATGAGTAAGACAGCAACGCAGCTTCATTTCGGAGATAGGCTGCACACAAAAGAAGTTGTAGCTAAAAGAGCGATAACTCAAACTGGAAGAAAGCTTTCAGATGAAACCAAAAGAAGAATTGGCGATTCCCATAGAGGTAGCAAAAGCGTTTCAGCCAAAAGGGTTAATCAGATAGACAGATACAATGGTAAAATAATAAAAACATGGGACTGCACTATGGACGTGGAGCGAGCGTTAGGCTACAAGAATAGCGCTATTTCTCGATGCTGCTCAGGTGGACGTCCCACAGCTTATGGATATGTTTGGAGATACGAAGCAGTATGAAAATATCCGCAGATGATTTATTTCCGTATAATTTTGATAATGTGCTAAGAGATATTTTGGAGCACAAACATACTTATTATGTATTCAAAGGCGGGCGCGGAAGCTGCAAGTCTTCTTTCGTGAGCATTGTCATTATATTGCTAATGACAAGAAAAGAGAATAGAGATAAACATTGCATCATATTCAGAAAAACAGCGAATACATTAAGAGATAGCGTTTTTTCGCAGATGCAATTTGCTATATCAGCATTGCATCTTGATGGCGATTTTAAATGTACTGTCAGCCCAATGAAAATAACATATATTCCAACTGGACAGACTATAATGTTTCGCGGCGTTGACGACCGAATGAAATTAAAGTCGTTAAAAGCTCCATTCGGATACTTTGCTTTTGCATGGCTGGAAGAATGTGATACTTTTACCGGAATGGAAGAAATACGAAGCATCTTGCAGTCATCGATGCGAGGTGGAAAAGACTACTGGACTTTTATGTCGTTCAACCCACCAAAAACGAGACACAACTTCATGAATGAAGAAGTATTAATCCAGAGAGACGACAGATATGTTCATTCTTCTGACTACAGAACGGTTCCAAAGGAATGGCTTGGACAACAGTTTTTTGACGATGCTGAACATCTCAAACAGATTCGTCCAGAAGCCTATGAGCATGAATATCTGGGCGTCCCAAATGGTGACGGCGGGAACGTATTTGAATATCTGGAGATTAGAGATATCACAGACGAAGAGATCAGTCGCATGGATCGCATTTTCGCTGGCGTAGATTATGGATGGTACCCGGATGCCTTCTGCTATCTCCGAACTTATTACGATTCTGCCAGAGAGAAGATATATCTGATTGATGAATTGTACGTAAATAAATGGAGCAACTCCAAGACCGCTGATTGGATCAAAAAAAAAGGCTATGACGATTATACGATGATATGCGATTCTGCGGAGCCTAAGTCCGTGAATGACTTCCGGGATGCCGGACTCCCTGCCAGAGGAGCAATTAAGGGGCCGGGAAGTATCGAGTATGGTTTTAAGTTCTTACAGACTAAGACACTTGTCATTGATCCGAAGCGAACACCGAATGCGTACAAGGAAATCACAGAATATGAGTACGATCGGGACAAAGAGGGAAATGTGATAAGCGGTTATCCTGATGGAAACGATCACGCAATCTCGGCACTTAGGTATGCTTATGAGCCGTTGTTTAACAGGAGAGGTTACAGCGCATAATGGGATTTATAACAACACTAAAAAGGTGGTTTAACATGATATTCAAAAAACAAGCTGAAGAGGATTTCAATATCCAGGCAGCAGAATTCCCCGAGATGGAATCACTGATTAATCGGTGTGCGAACATCTACAGGGGTGTACCGGAATGGTTAGATGATAAGAATAATATCAAGACAATTAATTTTGCCAAATCTGTCTGCTCAGAGACAGCCCGGCTCGCAACATTGGCGATTGGCATCCAGATTGATGGTTCCGCAAGGGCTACATGGCTACAGGAGCAGATCGACAAGGTATATTTCCAAATTCGTCACTGGGTAGAACATGGCTGTGCTTATGGAACAGTTTTTATTAAGCCGAACGGCGAGAGCCTTGATGTATTTACTCCGGCAGATGTGATGATTGTAGATTATGATAATCAGGAAATAAAGGGAATCATATTTAAAGATTCTTATACAGTTGGTCGGAAATACTATACAAGGCTTGAGTATCATAGATTTGTTGAGACCACCGTGGACGGCGTGACAATCTATCCGTACTACGTTTCCAACAGAGCCTATGTGTCGAAATCTCCACAGTCAATCGGTGATAAGATTGACCTTAAACAGACAAAATGGGCCGACCTCATGGCGGATACGCCGCCGATTCTCAAAGCAAACGGTGAGAAGTTGGACGGAGCTTTGTATGGAGTGCTGCGGACGCCGCAGGCGAACAATGTGGACATTAGCACACCACTTGGATTGCCGATATTTGCAGAAGCCATTGAAGAGTTAAAAGACCTCGACATTGCGTACAGCCGTAATGCAAAAGAAATCCTTGATTCTAAGCGAACTGTTTTGGCAGATGACCGACTGCTGATGCCGAGTGGATCACCAGTATCCGCCATGACACCGCAGGCCATGGAACACAGATGCAAAGAAATGAGCTTGCCGGATTATGTGAAAAATGTATTCGGACAGGATGAAAAAGAGTTTTATCAAGAAATCAATCCGATTTTAAACACTGATACCCGTATAAGCGGCATAAATGCCCTTTTAAGCCAGTTAGGATACAAAATTGGATTCTCCAACGGATACTTTGTTTTCAACGAATCTAGTGGTATTCAGACGGCTACGGGAGTGGAAGCAGAACAGCAGAGGACAGTGCAGTTTATCAAAGATGTAAGGGATAAGTTGGAATCCTGTCTGGATGAAGTTATTTACGCATTGAACGTTTACGCTGACCTGTACGGGCTTGCACCTGTCGGAGCTTATGAAGTCAATTATGATTTCGGAGATATTCTTTATGTTAGAGAAAACGACCGTGCAAGATGGTGGCAGTATGTGACTACTGGCAAGGTTCCGGCATGGCTGTATTTCGTGAAGTTTGAAGGAATGACTGAGGAAGAAGCAAAAGCAATGGTCAAAGAAGCCCAGCCAGACGAGCCAACACTATTCGGAGAGGAGTAAGAAGATGGCTGATACATTTAAGGGAATAATCACAGCAGATGGAAAGAAGAGACAGCTGTCTTATGGAAGTGTTCTCGAAACGCCTGTGTCTGATGGAACATTATCCATACAGGGCGGCTTTGCGGATGCTAAAGTAGTAGGGAATAATTTTAAAAAAGCAAAAGCGGAGACTGATTCGCTAAAGGAAGACTTATCTGATGTAAGAATAAAATACACGAATTTGTTCAAGATCAATCCGAATGTTCAAGATGTAATTATTAGTAATGGTGTTGGCACTATCTATGCAAGTGAAGACTATATTGATGTCGAAGAAGGGAAACCATATTTCATCTATGTGAAATTTAAAATCACAAATTTAATAAACTGGATTCAAGGTTATGTATATACAAGATTATTATATGCTGTGGATGCAAGTGGTTTTAATACTCCTTTGAGAGCTATAAGAAATAATAGTGAATTCTCAATATGTTATAATTTTATAGCTAAAAAAAGTGGAAAGGTTGGAGTGCAATTATATTTTAATAATCAACTTCCTGCATCAAATTCATTTAATTGCCAGTGTATAAAATTATTTGTTGCTCAGACCAGTGATGATATAAAAGAACTGGTCGAATTAGAAGAACAAACAAACTCTATATCAAAAATCAAACTAAAACCCGAAACGGTAACATGGGATAATCTGTCAAATGATGTGAAAGAAAAAATTGAGCGAACACCAACGAATTATACAATTATAGATTGTTGGGGGGATTCATTAACGCAAGGCGCAGGCGCAACAAATTATCCATATCCAAAAAAAACTCCAAGAGTTAATTGGAGAGCAATTTGTTGTTAATAACTACGGGCAAGGCTCTGAAACCGCAGAAGTAATAGCTTTCCGGCAAGGTGGCATGGGGGCTATTGTGCTTCCATTTACAGCGGGTGCAAATGTTAGTGACTACAATAAAGTAACAATAAATAGCGTTAATGGTGCTTCATTAGAAACAATGTCATATTCGGGCAAATATTACGGAAATGCTAATGTTTACCTAAACGGAACAGATAAGTGGATGTTTAGAAGAGGCGGTGGCTCTTTGAATTTAGTTTGTGCGGACGGTTCACTTTTAGGCAAAGAATATAGCAGACCAACTATTGTTTTCGCAGAGGGAGAAGGAATAGGTCATGTTGCTATTATTTGTATAGGGCAAAATGGTTGGGCGGCACAAACGAGCAGACCGGAAGCGTTAGCCGATATCATTCAAAAGATGGTTGAGCATAATGGCTCTGAAAGATATATTGTTGTCGGAAGACCAACAGGTAATAAAAATGAGAGAAATGTTGAAGAAATTATATTAGCATCAAGGTTTTCCAACCATTTTGTAAATGCAAGAGAGTATATATCAGCATATGGGTTATCAGATAACGGATTATCACCAACGCAAGAAGATACCGAATCTATGTCAAGTGGTGCTATTCCACCGCAACTAAGAATAGATAATGTACACATGAATGATTATGGATACACCGCAATGGCAAATTGTATTTATAAAAGAGGTATAGCATTAGGCTATTGGGGGTAATTAACTAAAGGTGGCTTTAGTTAATCAGCAAAAACCAAAACATGTACCACAACATTTATCGAAAGAGGTGATATACTATACTTAACCCAGAATATTTGCGAAAAATTACAGAGGGCAGCGAACAAATTGCCGAAGAACTGCATCAGTATATCGTCTCTGAGATCGTGTCGCGGATGATGGCGAGAATTGGCAGGGGTGAGGACTATATTCTGACCAATGCCGATGCATGGAGAATCAGAACACTACAGGAATCCGGCGAACTGTTAGAGAACATTTTAGCGGAACTATCCAAGTATACCAAACGTGAACAACAGGAACTCCTTGAAGCGTTTGAGGGTGCCGGAATCACTGCAATGAACTACGATGACAAGGTATACAAGGCGGCAGGATTAAGCCCTGCACCGCTCGAACAGTCTCCGGCCATGATAAGGCTCATGGAGCGGAATATGCTTGCGACCATGGGCGAGTGGAAGAACTTCACACGAACAACTGCAAGTGCCGCTCAGAGGCTATATATCGAGCAATGTGACCTTGCATATAACCATGTGATGACTGGGGCAGTTGGATATACACAAGCCATCAAAGAGGCGGTTAATAACGTTGTATCAGATGGCGTGACAGTCACATATCCGTCTGGCAGGAAAGACACCATTGAAACAGCAGTTGCACGTTCTGTCAGAACCGGTGTGGCACAGGCTACGGGAGATATATCTCTCAAACGCATGGAAGAAATGGACTGGGATTTAGTTCTGGTCAGTGCCCATATAGGGGCTAGAACAGGTGACGGCGGAGAGAATCCGGGGAATCACTCATGGTGGCAAGGCAAGATATACTCTCGTTCTGGCAAGAGTAAGAAATTTCCACCGTTCTCATTGACTGGATATGGAACGGCAAGTGGACTGTCAGGAGTCAACTGTCGGCATAGCTTTGGGGCAAGTGACGGGGAGTTTAATCCCTATGCAGAACTATCAGCACAGGATAAAGCCGATAAAGAAAAGCGGTACGAAAAGGAACAGCGGCAACGTACTTATGAGCGAAGAATCCGCAAAACGAAGAGAGAGGTTCTCGGACTGCAAGCAGGAGTCAAAAATGCACCGAACGAAAAGGCGAAATTCGCATTACAACAAGACCTTGACCGGAAGTCTTATCTTTTGCAGAAACAAAATGCTGCATACAAAGATTACTGCAAGCAGAATGACTTGAGGGAACTGCAAGACCGGCTCATGATTGCTAAGTGGAATCGTCAGAACGCCGCAAAAGCCAGAGGAGCGGCAAAGAGATATAAAACAGCAAAGGGGATTGACTGATGGATAGATGGGAATTTTACAATCCGAATCCTGCCGGTAATCGAGTCGGAGATTGCGCTGTCCGGGCAATATGTAAGGCAACCGGTTTTGACTGGGAAACGGTATTCGCCGGATTAATGATACAGGCGTGTGCTCTGTCGGATATGCCAAGTGCAAATTATGTCTGGGGAGCGTACCTCTATAAGCATGGATACAGACGCAAACTAATTGAACAATCAGAGCGATATATCTATACAGTCAACGACTTTTGTACAGACCATCCGACAGGCACATACATTCTCTGCATAGATGGTCATGTGGTGACAGTACGAGAGGGCAAATATTTCGATACATGGAATAGCGGAAACGAAATACCGATTTATTATTGGGAAAAAAATGGATAAATATCCACTATTATGTTTTATTGTATTTCCACACAAAACCTTTGTGAGTTCGACGTTCACCACGACAGCAACGACTGATGCTATCTTTTCGACCGTTTACGTGGTCTGCGGCATCTTCTGCGCAACTCCACTCAGCGATAAAATGATTGTTTAAGTCATATTGATAAACAACTTTTGCTCTTGGACTGTTTCCTCTCTTATAATTTCCATGAGGAGGGACAGAAGCGGAGCGCAATCCTGTATTTATTGCATGAAAAGTGTTTTCTTGTTTCGTGACCCATTCAAGATTATCAACAGTATTGTTTTTCTTGTTCCCGTCAATATGATTCACTACTTCTTTTTGTTCCACGTTCGGAATAAATGCCTCTGCAACAAGGCGGTGAACGAGATAGTTCTTACGTTTGTAATTAACAACAAGTGTTACTCTATCGTAACCATCGTTTTCAAAAGGAGTCAAATACTTGCATCCTTTATTGTAATTTCTCCTTGCACTAATAATATTGCCAAGATTGCTTATTTTGTATAATCCTTCATAACCGACAACATCTTTCCAAATTTCTTGCATAAAAATAACACCTGTCCTTTCAGTGTGCGTGTCCTATTGATAAATGTACGGAAATCTCTAGGACATGAGACTTTCGGGAGCTACCCTATCCGTACACAAATATTATATCACAAATCAATGAAATATTAAAGAGGTATATCAATATGCATATTATTGAAGCAATACAAACAATTCTATCAATTTGTGGTGGCATTTCTATCATAGGAGGGGCGGCAGCTGTAATCTTTAAATGGATTACCCCGGCATTCCGACTTAATAAACGGGTAGAGACACTGGAAGAACATGATAGACGAGATTATGAAAGTCTTCAAAGGATCGCAGAACGTGATTCATTGATTCTGGAAGTGTTATCAACCATGTTGGACAGTCAGATCAGTGGGAATAACGTCGAAGAATTAAAAAAAACAAAACAGAAGCTTACAAATTATCTTGCACAGAATCAACGTTAGCATTAGTAAGGGGTATGCTCATGAAATTATATGTGTTCACTAAGAAAGATATAGACAGGTTCTTGACAGAGTGTAATTTTACACCGGATGAAGAAAGATTGTTCCGGCTGAGGTGTAAAGAGTACACGCTTGAATACTGTGCTGAACAGATGAACGTGAGTATATCTACGGCGAAACGATTGAGCCGGAGAGTGAACAATAAAATAATTAAAGTGTGCTGATATGATAAAGCCCCGGGATAATTTCCTAGGGCTTTATTTTGTTTATGCCACAAATGCGGCATCATATTGTCTTGAAAGTATATTCAATGCCACTTTCGGTTGCGGTAATTGTGTCTAACTGGTTTTTATAACAACCACGGGCAGCAACAACACGGGCTTTCCCGATTGCTTCTTTTTCACTTCTGGCACTCATATGTAGCCAGTCGATACGGGCACCATCATTGTTTACAATGGATATTGTGAAGGACTTGTGAGCAATGCGTTTCACTACACCTTTACCGTCGCATTGGTAACAATGTCCAACAACACCGGATTTGTAAATGAATTTACCAGAACCGCAACACTTGCTACAAGTAATTATATCAGACATATTTCCCATATCATTTTCCTCCATGTGTTTGTTTCCTTTAACTGTCTTTATTATATATCTATGTGCGTTATATGTCAAGCATATATGTGCGTTATTTTTATTTTTTTTCTAATCTGTTAAGTTCTGACAGAACAATATCTCGAATAAAGGCACTGTTGCTCTTTTCAAGCCCAAGTTTTTCAATTCTCTCTTTAGTTCCTTTTGGGAAAACAATGTTCAGTCTGTAGTTATTATTTTCATATTTCCTAACTGCTCTTTTCTGCGCTTCTGTTGCCATGCTAATTCCTCCTTTTTTTCTTAATTATAAATCTATGTGCGTTATTAAACAATACTTTTTTGACACTTTTGTGAACTTTTTAGATTGATATGCCTGTGCGAAAATATAATCAGAAAGGCGGTGTGTAAGATGGCATTATATAACAATCCTTATCAATATAGCTTTGGCGTTCCGGGGCAAATGAATCAATTTCAGCAACAGCCTGTCCAGATGCCAGCTCAACCAGTACAGCAACCCCAGCAGAATAACAATGGTATTCTGTGGGTATCTGGCGAAGTCGGTGCGAAGTCCTATCTGGTAGCACCCGGGACAAGTGTTCTGCTAATGGACAGTGAAAGCGAAAAGTTCTACATAAAATCTACAGACGTTTCCGGTATGCCACAGCCATTACGAACATTTGAATACCATGAGGTAGGCACTCATATGCCACCTAAACAGCCTGTTCAGAACATGGATAATAAATATGTCACCAGACAGGAATATAACGATTTAAAGGGCAAATACGAAGCTATCATAAACCGATTAAATTCATTTTCTGAGCCTGTCAGAACTAATACCGCACAGGAATCAGCAGTCAAGGGAGGAAACGCAGATGAGTAATCCATTATTTAATGCACTTGGTGGTGGAATGCCACAGGGAAACGGGCCAATGCAGATGATGCAGCAGTTTATGCAGTTTAAGCAGAATTTTAAGGGAGACCCGAAAGCAGAAGTCCAGAAGATGTTACAGTCTGGACGGATTTCTCAACAGCAACTTAATCAGGTTCAACAGATGGCAGGGCAGTTTCAGAATCTGTTGAAAGAAATGAAATAGTACATTACAATCTGGCCAGATTAATGTAAATACACAAAAAGGAGATTATAACTATGGATGGAAATTTAACAGCATCAGACGTTGCTCTTTTAACTGGAAACAACAGGAATGACGGCATGTTTGGTGGAGACGGTGCATGGTGGCTTATCGTGCTTTTCTTATTCGCATTCTGCGGATGGGGAAACAACGGCTGGGGCAATAACGGCAACGGCGGTGGATATATAGCCACGGCGGCTACTCAGGCAGATATTCAGAGAGGATTTGATAACTCCGCAGTAATTAGCAAGCTTGATGGAATCAACAACGGTATCTGTGATGGATTCTATGCAGTAAACAATGGTATGCTTACTGGCTTTAACGGAATCAACACCAACATCATGCAGACCGGCTTTGGAATCCAGCAGGCTATTAATGCCGATACTGTAGCGAATATGCAGAACACCAATGCACTCCAGGCGCAGCTTGCTCAGTGTTGCTGTGAGACCCGAGAAGCTATCCAGGGCGTGAACTACAATATGGCGCAGAACACCTGTGCATTGCAGAACACCATGAACAACAACACAAGAGACATTATCGACAGCCAGAACGCTGGAACAAGAGCGATTCTTGATTATCTTTGCAATGAAAAGATTTCTAACCTTCAGGCTGAAAACAATGATCTCAGACGCGCTGCTTCTCAGGATCGCCAGAGCGCACTTCTCACAACTGCAATGGCTTCACAGACACAGCAGCTCATTAATGCGATTAATCCAGCACCGATTCCGGCATATCAGGTTCCTAACCCGAACACATTTTACGGATGCGGATGCAATACTGGATGTAATTGCTAATAACTTCATATCGAGAGTATCTTTCGATTGATTCGAATGTCGGCTTTTGCCGTATTACACAGAGGGGCAGGCTGAGACCTGTCCTTTTGTGATATGAAAGGAGTAAAAATTATGGCAGAATTTACAAATGTAGCTGCTCAGACTGTAGCAGCAAATGGAAACGTAGTATTTTCAAACACAGCAGTTAAAGGCTCTAACTGTATTCAGCACAGAGAGGGAAGTGGAATTATTACGCTGAGAGGACTGACTAATCAGTGCAAAGCGAGATTCTTTGTGGATTTTTCTGGCAATATCGCAATTCCAACAGGCGGTACTGTCGGAGCTATTTCTCTGGCTATTGCAATCTCTGGTGAGCCGGTTCTTTCTTCGCAGATGATTTCCACACCGGCAGCAGTAGACCAGTACAACAATGTGTCCTCTGGTATCTATATTGACGTTCCTCGCGGATGTTGCGTTAATATCGCAGTAGAGAACACTAGCGATCAGGCAATTTCTGTTGCGAACGCAAACATCGTTGTAACCAGAGAAGCGTAGGAGGTGTGATTATGAGAGACATTAAAGACTTATGTGCAAGAATCGAAGATGAACTTTCCAAAATCGCCGACAGTGGATTGACCACTGGAAATCTGGATATGACGTATAAACTGATTGACATGTACAAAGATATCAAGAATACGCAGTACTGGGATAAGAAAGTGGAGTACTACAACACTGTCCTTGATGAGATGCGTAGCGGCTATAATGACGATTACAGCGAACGCGGAAGAAAACGTGACAGCATGGGGAGATACAGTGCAAATGACAGCAGGATGATGCCGGATTACGACAGAGGTAGTTCCTATGCCAGACGCGGTGAGCATTATGTTAGAGGACATTACAGCCGTTCTGATGGGCGAGACGCTTACGATGACTATATGACGCAGAAACAGAGCTATCGTTCCGGCAAGTCTGAGGACTGTAAAAGAAAGATGCTTGCCGCTCTGGAAGAACATCTGGACGAACTCACAACAGAAATGAGCGATATGTCCAAGGATGCGGAGTGTCGGGAAGAACGTGACCTTGTTAAAAGATATGTGGAAAAGCTCCGGGATATGCTCTAATTAGCTAAAACATGTACCACAACTTTTGGGAGGTTCTGTGGTAAAATGTATTCATAGGGAAGATTCGTAAGTGGTTGTCACCACTTGACATAGACATTTTTTTTCATTGATTCCTCCTTTCTCGGGTGCGTGTCCTTAACAGAAACAGGTTCGAGCGGAATCTGGAGGTTGAAAAGCGGATGCAATTTCCGACACGTGCCATTACTGTCTATATGACTTGCTCGCTCGCATAGACAGTACGCGCCTCCTTGTAAAAGGTAGATGGGCGGACAGACGCCCGAAACAACTCGTGGCAGGCATGACACGTTAAACACCTTGCTAACCCGGGAATCCGGGTTAAAGGCAGGATGGAGAAGCGGAATCTCGCAAGGTTCATATCCTTGAGAACGGCGGTTCAAATCCGTCTCCTGCAATTACCCTGCCAGTGGTCTAACTGGCTTAATCCAATACCTGCGGCGGCAGGTCAATAAACACGACCAGGAGGATATTATGCAGAAACTTATTGACACATTAAAATCATTTGGAATTGAAATTCCGGATGACAAACAGGCAGATGTGAAGAAAGCACTCTCTGAGCATTATAAGAATGCTAAAGAAGTGGCGAAAACCCTGTCAAAAGTCGAAGGTGAACGTGATGACTGGAAAGAACGTGCCGAGACAGCAGAAGAAACCTTAAAAAGTTTTGACGGTATCGACCCGGCGAATATTCAGACAGAGCTTGCTGGATGGAAGAAAAAAGCCGAGGATGCGGAGAGAGAGTTCAATGAGAAAATCTATGAAAGAGATTTTGACGATGCTCTTAAAACTGCATTGGAAAATGTTAATTTTTCATCTCCGGCAGCCAAAAGATCTGTTACTGCCGATATCAAATCAGCTGGTCTTAAGCTTAAGGACGGAAAGATTCTTGGACTTAATGATTTACTTGAACAGATGAAACAGGATGAGCCTGATACATTTGTAGATGAAAGTCAGCAGCAGGCCAAGCAGCAACAGGCGAGATTTGCAACATCGCGGATTGGACATCAGCAGACACCGGGAAGCATGACAAAGAAAGATATCGAAGCAATCAAAGACCCGTCCGAGAGACAGGCTGCAATTGCTCAGAATATCCAGTTATTCCAGTGATTTTTACACCGACTATACACCAGAGTATAGCCGCTAACCCAATACCTTTAATAGTTATGGGTAGAAAGGATTTTTTATATGGCAGCAAAAGCTAATCTTATTATGACTAATGATATTCAGGTCACAGCACGTGAGATTGACTTTGTAACCAGATTCGAAAGAAACTGGCAGCACTTACGTGACATCCTGGGCATCATGAGACCTATCAAAAAACAGCCGGGCGCTGTACTTAAGTCTAAGTATGCAGAGGGTACTTTACGGAGCGGAAACGTTGGTGAAGGCGAGGAAATCCCTTACAGCAAGTTTACTGTAAAAGAAAAGACCTATGCGGAAATGACTATCGAAAAGTACGCAAAGGCTGTGTCTATCGAAGCAATCAAGGATCACGGTTACGAGAACGCTGTTCAGATGACCGATGATGAATTCCTTTTCCAGCTTCAGACTGATGTTACCGGCAGATTCTATGATTATCTGAAAACCGGTACACTTACTTCCACAGAAACTACATTCCAGATGGCTCTGGCGATGGCCAAAGGCCGTGTTGAGAACAAATTCAAGCAGATGCATAGAAATGTGACTGGCGTTGTTGGATTTGTCAACATTCTGGACGTATATGAATACCTTGGAGCAGCTGAGATTACTATTCAGAACCAGTTCGGATTCCAGTACATGAAAGATTTCATGGGCTTCAACACAATCTTCCTGTTATCTGACAGTGAAATCCCGAGAGGACAGGTTATCGCAACTCCTGTTGAGAACATCGTACTTTATTATGTTGACCCGAACGAATCTGACTTCGCAAGAGCAGGTCTTGTGTATACCGTATCTGGCGAGACAAACCTGATCGGATTCCATACACAGGGCAACTACCACACAGCAGTGTCCGAAGCGTTCGCGGTTATGGGGCTTACTCTTTTTGCGGAATACATTGATGCAATCGCAGTAATCACTATTGACGAAACACCAACGCTTGGTACTCTGACAGTGAATTCCGTGGCTGGAACAGCAAGCGGTGATACAAAAATCACTGTAAATCCGGCTAAAGAAAACGCTAACAATGTATATAAATACAAAGTTGCGGCAGATGCAGTAACTGTTGGATATGGACAGAACCTCAGAAACTGGAGCACTTGGGATGGAAAAGCCGACATTAAGGCAGCAACCGGACAGAAGATCACAGTGGTTGAGTGTGACGGAACATACAAGGCACTGAATTCTGGAAGCGCAAGCGTAACAGCAAAATGATGAACCTGGGAGGTAACTGGCATGGCTTATGCAGATTATAAATTCTATACAGAATCATTCGGCAATGTCGTGCCAGAATCCGACTTTCCACGACTGGCAGAAAGAGCCAGTGATTTTGTGGATTTAATGACATCTGATAGGTTAGTGGATGGACTGCCGACAGATGAACGCTCACAGAAGCGTATCAAAAAGGCAGTCTGTTCACTGGCTGAAAAAATGTATCAGATTGAGCTTGCTGAGAAGAATGCTACCGATGCCGCTGCGAGCGGTACATCAACCGCAATCGGGTCCGGTGGTAGCACGACAGGAATTGTAACATCTGTATCATCCGGCAGTGAATCCATTTCTTACGCCACACCTCAGCAGAAAGCATCGGGTGCAAAAGAGTGGAGTGCGGTATATGCCGCCGCCGGAGATATACAGAAAACGAATGACTTACTTCTTAAGACAGCTTTACCGCTTCTGATGGGAGTAAGGACGGATGATGGAATACCAGTATTGTATGCAGGAGTGTGATTTATGAAAAAGTTATTTATTTCGCAGCCAATGAGGGGAAAGACAGATGAGGAAATCCTTGCGGTAAGAGAAAAGGCAATCAAAAGTGCAGAGAAGCAGGTCGGTGAGCCTGTAGAAGTAATTGATTCTTTCTTCCAGCAAGCACCAGTGGACGCAAAGCCACTCTGGTATATTGGTGAATCCCTTAAACTTCTGGCAGAAGCTGATGTGGCGTTTTTCGCTAAAGGATGGGACGAAGCCAGAGGGTGCAAGATTGAAAATACTTGTGCTATCGAGTATGGCATTGAGACCATTATTGAAGATTATACGGAGGGCTAAAGATGGACATTTCAACATTAGGCTCATGTATAGCAATCGTTATGATTTGCTATATCGTAGGAATGGGCTGCAAAGCATCAAAAAGAATCTCCGATGAATGGATCCCGGTAATCATGGCGGTTATTGGTGGAATTCTCGGAGCGGTCGGGATGGGAGTTATCCCAGATTTCCCGGCAACGGATTATATTACAGCAGTTGCGGTCGGTATGTTTAACGGATTATCGGCAACCGGAGTGAATCAGGTTATTAAGCAGACAGTGCAGAAAGAGTGATTTTATGGGCGGACGTGGCGGAAGTAGCGGCATTGGCTCCGGCGGAAGTAGCGGTTTTGATGTAACCAGAAACGGTGAAACAACGAGGTATTATTTTTCAAGTAAAAACGGACAGCATTACTATCAGGTTGGGATTGGCGGTGCGCCACAGCCTACCCCACTGAATATGACTGCAAATGAGTTCAGAAAAAGAGTAGCGTCCAATGGTGCGACTGTAAGAAATATTTCTGGAGCTGAAAAGAAAAGAGATTTAAAGGCGTATAAGGCTGACCGCAAGGCGACAAATACGTTCTTGGATAAAGAAACAGCATCGAACAGGACGCTGTCCAGTGGTTCGAGAGCAGATGCAAAAGTCAACCGCGTAAACCGCCGCAGACGTCGAAGAAAATAGCCTATGGCAAATAAAGAGACAAGCATAGCTTACGAAAATCTGAACCGCCGCATCTTCCCTGGTGTCGGCGAATACGGTATACCGCAGATAGAACCAGAACTATTCGAGAGCAACTGCGAATTTGTCGGTTTTAATTATGCCAGAGGTAAATGCAGTAATCCAGAAGAGAAAGCTGTTCATTTCTTTTTAGATGATTACCAATTCGATGCACTATGGAGAAATCCAGACAGATATGCGGATAAGCTGAGTAAATTCCGGTACATTCTAACACCAGATTTCAGCACCTACACCGATTTTCCGAAAGCTATCCAGATATACAACCATTACCGCAAGCACTGGATAGGTGCATATCTGCAAGAATATGGTTGCCGCGTGATTCCAACAATCTCATGGAGCACGCCGGATTCTTACGATTGGTGTTTCGATGGGGAGCCAGAGGGCGGAACAGTTGCAGTATCTTCTGTTGGTTGCATGAATGGAAAGAAAAAGAAAGAACTGTTTCTTTCTGGTTACAATGCCATGATTAAGAAATTGCACCCAGAAAGCATTATCTTTTACGGGAAAATGCCGGAAGAGTGTAAAGGCAATATTGTCCGAATAAAATCATTCTCTGATAGATTTTCAAAAGCAATATGTGAAGGATAGGAGGGTATCATGTATTCATCTAAAATTACACTTTTCAACTATTACGAAAGTGCCACGACAAGAGATGCGTACTGGTATCCTCATGTTTTATCCGGTGTCGACCTCATTACGGACAAGGGGGCAATTCTTAAAAAGTACGGACCAGACGCAACTGACAACGCACAGTTACACATCCGTTATACTGTCCAGAACGGTGATATAACCATTACTGATAAAGACGGCAAGATTCTTCCATGGGTGCCACCCAAAGAATGGAAAAGGCAGATTAACAACGCTTTGGAAGATACTATCACATTCTCGGACGAATCATTCTTCTGGGAGGGCGAGTGGACTGGTGGAACGGTATCTGATGGTGATTATCGGAGCGGATTCTATCAGTACATGAACGAGAACAAGGATAACGTATTCAAGATTACCAGTGTAGGTGGTCCGTATACACTGATTCCGCACTTTGAGATTCTGGGTAAGTAATATGAGCAAAATTCATCATTTTAAAGGATTCTCCGTAGTCGATGGAGATATGAAAATCAAATTGAATATGGACAGGTTTTCCAGACAATACCAAGAAGCCCAGTATTTTCTTGATGGAATGGTTATGGACAGCATGATAGAGTTTATGCCAATGATTACAGGAGACTTCATTAACCGAACAAGAGTTGAGAGTACATCCTTGCAAGGAACTGGGAAAGTATGTGCGGCGGCGGCTCCTTATGGGCGTTTTTTGTATGAGGGAAAAGTAATGGTTGACGAAGCAACCGGAAGTCCCTACGCTCGGCAGTATGCAAAGAAAGTCCTCGTCAGTCAATTTTCTGGTCAGACAGCCGCAAAGGAGAATCTTGAATATACCAAACAGGCTCACCCACAGGCACAGGCAAAGTGGTTTGATGCCGCTAAACGACAATATGGTAACACATGGATTCGCAAAGTAAAAGCACAGGCAGGAGGTGGCAGACATGGCAGATAAGCCTATCGGCAAAGATGCAACCGGATATGAAATTCTGACAGATGCCATGAAAGCACTTCTGAACCAGTATCCGGGGTTATACGAAAATGAAACAATCAAATTTGAGGAACTTGGCAAAGAATCGGGAATTGCGTTCTCGGCAGATAATGGAGCTTTGATCTATTTAGAAAAAGAAGATGTTTGCGGAACGATGCATCAGGTATGCCAGTATCCATTTTACGTGGTATACCGAACAGCATCCGACAAGGAACGACAGAAGTTATCTGTTCAGAAATTTCTGGACAACCTCGGCAAATGGATATGCCGGGAACCAGTTGTTATAAATGGCTCTGAGACACGTTTAAATGCGTTTCCAGAGCTTTCACAGGGGCGAGTGATAAAGCGTATCACACGTGATAACTCTTATGGTTTAGAGCCACAGGAGAACAGCATACAGGACTGGTTATTGCCATTGTCGGTACGCTACGAAAATACTTATGACGTAATATAACAAGTAACAACCGGCTATCAATCGGAGATAGTCGCTAACCTACACAGCCTTTTAAAAGTTATAGGCAGAAAGGACATTTCTATGGCAGTTACAGGCAAGATTGACCGTAAATATATGGCTCATTATATCGATGCAGGTTCTCTCTGTGGAGGACTGACACCGAAGTATGAGCGCCTTGGAAAGGATCTGGAAGAGTACAATGTAGAACTCAATCCAGATACCGAAACATCTAAAAACATTCTCGGAGAATCCACATTTAAGCACAATGGTTACGAAGTTTCTTCTGACGCTGATCCGTTCTATGCAGACACTACTTCTGACCTGTTCACGGCGTTACAGAAGATTGTAGATGGACGTCTCAAAGACGACAACCTTAAAACAAAAGCAGTTGAGGTTCATCTCTGGACAGAAGCCACAGCAGGCAAGTATGAAGCATATCAGCAGGACTGCTACGTTGTGCCGACTTCCTACGGCGGTGATACGTCCGGCTATCAGATTCCGTTTACCGTGAACTACGTTGGAGAACGTGTCAAGGGAAAATTTGATATCAGTTCCGGTACATTCACAGCCGACAGCGAATAAGCACATATACAAGGAGGATGCACTAAATGGCAAAAGTAATTAATACCAAAATTGATGATGGAATTCTCATTTTTACGTTTACAAATAACGAAGACGAAGTTTTTTCTTCTTTTAAGCTGAACCCGACGGACATCAATGTAGCAGCACGTGCAGAGGAACTGACAGAATATTTTGAGCAGCTCAAAGATTCTATTCAGAAAGTCACATCTGGTAAAGAGATGGCAGAGCTGAACAAACAGATTGAGGATAAAATCAACTACCTGCTCGGATATGAAGCGTCAAAAGACCTGTTCAAGGAACCGATCACGGCAACTACTGTTTTCGGAAATGGTCAGGTATTCGCCTATATCGTTCTGGATAAGATCGCAGGAGCAATCGCACCGGAAATTGAAAAGAGAAAGAAGAAAATGCAGGCAGCAGTCAATAAGTATACGGAGAAGTATACAAAATGACCGCCTATGAGCTTCCCACCTCACTCAACATAAGTGGGGTGGATTTTTCTATCAGAACGGATTTTCGAGCGATCATTGATATTCTCATAGCCATGAACGACCCGGAACTGGACGAGCAGGCAAAAGCAGTCGTTATGTTACAGATTCTGTTCGAGGACTGGCAGGGTATACCGGCTGAGTGTCTGGGCGAAGCTTGTCAGAAAGCATCGGAGTTCATCGACTGCGGACAGTTGGACGATAATCCGAACCACCCAAAACCTCGCTTAATGGACTGGGAGCAAGACGGAGATATGATCGTTCCGGCGGTAAACAAGGTTGCCGGTAAAGAAATCAGATCCATACCATATATGCACTGGTGGACGTTTTTCGGATACTTTATGGAATCCGGTGAGTGTCTGTTCAACACGGTTGTTGGAATCCGGTCCAAAAAGGCAAAGGGCGAAAAGCTCGATAAATGGGAAAAGAAATTCTATCAGGAAAATAAGAACATTATTGATATAAAAACACGTCTCAGCGACGAAGAGCAAGCTTATAAAGATAAGCTGAATGAGATGTTGAACCTCAAATAGTTAGGAGGTGAATGTATGGCTGCTGATGGCTCAGTCATTATTGATACCAGAATGGATACAACCGGTGTCCGAAATGGCGTATCAGCTATAAAACAGTCATTTAACGGCCTTGGAAGTGCTGTAAAAAGAATCGGTCTGCTGATTGGCGGGGCGTTTGCTGTCGGCAAATTAGCGCAGTTCGGGAAAGAGTGCGTGGAGCTTGGTTCCGACCTCACAGAAGTTCAGAACGTGGTTGATGTTACATTTACCACCATGTCAGATAAGGTAAATGAATTTGCAAAGAACGCCATGACCTCAGCCGGACTGTCAGAAACGATGGCAAAAAGGTATGTTGGTACTTTCGGAGCAATGTCTAAGTCATTCGGATTCTCTGAAGCACAGGCTTATGATATGTCAACGGCTCTGACACAGCTGACCGGTGATGTGGCATCATTTTATAACATCAGTCAGGACTTGGCTTATATTAAGCTGAAATCAGTGTTTACAGGCGAAACGGAAACACTCAAAGATTTGGGCGTGGTCCTCACACAAAGCGCACTTGACCAGTACGCGCTTGCCAACGGCTACGGAAAAACCACATCTGAAATGACAGAACAGGAGAAAGTTGCTCTCCGTCTGGCTTTTGTGCAGAAGCAGTTATCAGCTGCATCTGGAGATTTCATTCGTACTTCAGGCAGCTGGGCGAACCAGGTTCGAGTGATGCAGTTGCAGTTGCAGTCTCTCAAGGCAACAGTTGGACAGGGATTGATTAATATTTTTACGCCTGTACTGAAAGTAATTAATATCTTGCTCGGTAAGCTGGCAACTCTGGCAAATGCATTCAAGTCATTCACGGAGTTAATCACTGGTAAGAAATCCTCCGGTCAAACAGGCGGAGGTGGAGCAGGCCTCGCAGGCGATGCAAGTGGAGTACAGGACACGGCAGATGCTTACGGGCAGGCAGCGGACAACGCCGGTAAGTTGGCAGATTCTACGGAAGATGTAGCTGATGCAACAAAAGATGCGGCGAAAGCGGCGAAAGGATATCTTAGTCCACTCGATGAAATTAATCGGTATTCTACGCAGGATGCATCATCAACAGCAAGCAAAACTCCGTCGACATCCGGTAGCGGGAGTGGCGGCGGCGGAACATCTCTTCCGAGTGCAGTCAGCAACGTAGATTACGGAAAAGTAGCAGAGGGCGAAACTGCTCTGGATAAAATTAGCAAATCAGCCGAGAAACTTGCAAAGCTCCTTAAAAAGCTCTGGCAACCATTCCAGGAAGCTTGGAAAAAAGAGGGCAAGAACACCATTAATGCGGTGCAGATTGCTTTGTCGGGAATTGCGAAGCTCGCTAAGAATGTAGGTAGAAGCCTTGTGGAAGTCTGGACAAATGGGACAGGCACAACGATGCTTACGACCATGCTGAGGATTGCTCAAAACGTGCTTAAAACTATCGGGAATATTGCATCCGGTTTTGCCGATGCGTGGAACAAGAATAATGTCGGAACGCAGATTATCCAGAATATTGCAGATGCTCTTGTGGTAGTCATGCAGTTCGTTGAGAAAATTGCCGCAGATACAGCAGCATGGGCGGCAAATCTGGACTTCTATCCGCTGTTGGAATCTATCAGTAATTTAACGAGCGCATTTGCTCCAATTCTGGAATCTATCGGAAATGTCCTTGAATGGATTTACAAAAATATTGTCCTTCCGATGTTGACATGGGTTATTGAGGTAGGACTTCCGACAGTGATTAATCTAGTGTCAAAAGTAGCTACGTTTCTCGCCGATCATCAGCCGATAGTTGAAGCATTCGGTGCAGCTCTGATTGGGGCGTTTGCGGCAGCAAAGATTGCGGGATTGGCATCAAGTGTTATTAAGAGCGTGTCTGGAATAGCTATGGCCGTAAAAGGGCTTATCACGCTAATGACTGGTACAGGCGGAATCATGGGTGGAATTAAAGCTATCGCAACGGCTATTGGACCTGCCGGGATTTTCGTAATCGCAGTCAGCGCTGCTATAGCAATCGGAGTGCTGCTGTACAAGAACTGGGACAAAATCAAGGAAGCTGCTACAAAACTGAAAGACTGGGTTATTGGAAAAACAAGGGGACTTGTTGACGGAGTAACAAAGAAGCTGACGAATCTTAAAGAAAAAATCAGCGGGGTCTGGAAATATATGCGTGAAAAAACTACGACAACTTTTGGAAGTATGTGGAATACGGTAACTACAAAAGTAGGAGCTATCAAAGATGCTATAGTTAGCAAGTTTACAAGTGCAAGGGATACGGTGGTTGATACATTTACAAGAATCAGAGATACGGTGGCAAGTGTTTTTAACAACGTTATTGGAATCGTAAACGGCGCTATCGGAACTATCAATAATGCTATCGGAACTATCGAATCAGCACTCTCGTTCGGCCCATGGAAAGTACCGACCCCATTCGGCTCAAAGACTATCGGGTTTAAAGCTACTTTCCCACGAGTTCCAACAGTTCCATATCTAGCCAAAGGTGCAGTTATTCCACCAAGAAGTGAGTTTCTTGCAGTTCTGGGCGACCAGAAGCAGGGTAACAACATCGAGACGCCGGAAGCTCTGCTCAGAAAGATCGTCCGAGAAGAAACAGCAGGAAGACAGACAGGTGGTGGAAGTTACCGATTTACAGCTCAGATCAACCGCAGGACACTGTTTGACGAGATGATGAAAGAAGCACAGATGAGACGAGATACAAGCGGTAGAAACCCGTTCGAGATGGCATAGAAAGGAGGGCGTTATGGAAAAGTATAAAATCAACGGAACAATAATTTGGCAACCGGATAAAGACCTTGCGCTCTCCTTTGCCACGACTTACACAGAATCCAGCCAGAGAACACAATACGGTGTAGGCTACTTTACACCGATGTTTACCGTAGAGCAGTATACATATAAGGGTAGCGACCTCCCAATGGAGGAAGCAACTAAGATTTTGCAAATGATAGCAAAAGGACATAAATTTACGCTACATTATTTTTCGCCGTATTACGGAGTTTGGAGAGACGCTCCGTTCTACGTAGGTCAGACACAAAACATAGCTATCGGGGAACTGTCGGACGATAGAAAGATTATGTCAACATTAGAGTTTAACATGACGGGGGTGAATCCACTGTGATTAACGTAAGTAACGCATTTAGGGAAAAACTTGAAGCTGGCGAGCCAGTCAGAATGATGGTGGATATCACCTTTCCTGACGGGACGAAAAAGACTATCAATGAAGATATCATGAACGGCGACAACGGGTTTTCCGACTGTGCAGAGAGCAGTAGCTTTCCGGTCGGCGCTACTATCTGTAAAACACTGACGCTGAGCATTAATAACGATCAGGAGCAGTGGAAGAACTACAGCTTTTACGGAGCCAAGATTCATGCTTATCTGAAGCTTCAGACGTCGTATGCAGCACCGGAATCTGTAAGTGTGTTGCTGGATGAAAGTTATAACCCGATTCTGGACAGTACCGGAGACTCTATTATTGCAACACAGGCAGCCACAAAAGATATCATCGAAACTATTGACAAGGGAGTCTATACAGTCACTACGCCAGAGCAGTATTCAGATATCATCAATGTTACGGCACTGGATGATATGTATAAGGCAAATAAGACATATACCAGCGGATTGAAACTTCCGCAGTCGCTCATTAACCTTGTCAGAGATGCCTGTAAGACTGTCGGCATAGGTATGAATCTGACCATGGACCATGGCGATATTATAATAAGAAGCATTCCAGACAGCATGACATTTCGCCAGCTGTTCGGATATGCGGCTATGGTTGAGTCTGCGAACGCCCGGATTGATTATTCCGGGAATCTCCAGTTTGTAAAATGGGATTTTGGGAAAATGGAATCTGATAATGCCGCGACCGTGGACGCAGATGGCTTTATTCATTTCGGTGATGCTAGCCCGTCTATTGATACCGACGGCTTTGTTTCTCTGCCAGGATGGACTATTAATGCAGAGGGGTTCCTGGCTCTCACATCCGGCCCAGGCAGTGATGTTCAGAGATTGATGGCTTATGCGAATCCACCTGCGCTTTCCAGTGACGATATAGTCATAACCGGAATTAAGGTAACGAACGGGCAGTCAAACGACGATACTGATACTGATTATTCCGGCATGTACGGAGAAGAAGGGTACGTCCTTGAGCTTGAGAATGAGCTGATTGATACCGATCAGCTTCAAACGGTAGCGAATATCATTGGTGAACAGATCGTAGGGGCACGATTCCGGAATCTTGAGGGTGATCTGGTGTATAACCCGCTCGTCGAGTTTGGAGACATGGTGTACACTTACGACCGATTAGGGAATAAGTACCTTACTCCTCTGACAGACGTTTCCGGAAATGTAGGCGGCCTGACTACAGTTAAGACACAGGCTGATGATCCGATCAGAGGCAGTAGTGACTTTTACGGGAATAGCACGAAAGCTATAGTTGCGGCACGTCAGATGGTGCAAAAAGAAAAATCCGCAAGAGAAGAGGCTATACAGAGATTGGCTGAAACGCTTAATTCTTCGAGCGGTCTGTATATGACACAGGAGCCGCAGCAGGATGGCAGTATCGTATACTATATGCACAACAAAGCAACTATAGCGGAATCCAACATAATCTGGAAGCTGACAGCAGAAGCATTTGCTGTGTCGATTGATGGTGGAAAAACGTATCCTTACGGCTTTGCGGTGACTGGCGAATTAATAACCAGACTACTCTATGCGGAAGGCATCAATGCTGATTATATCAACGCAGGAACGCTCATTGTAAGAGACAAAAGCGGGAATGCGATATTTGAAGCAGATATGGATACTGGATCAGTTACCCTTGACGGAAGTTATGTGACGATCGGCGGTAAGCCACTTGATGAAAAGATTGAAGATGTTGAGAGCATGGCAGCTCTGGCCAGAAACATGACCATGCAGCTTGATAACGACTATCAAGGCATCCCGGTAGACTCTGACGGCAACTATACAGAGTTCCCTGAGTGCACCACAACGGCGACCGTCATGTACGGCACACAGGATATTACAGACAACTGTACGTACACGATTACGACATCACAGAACATACAGGGAAGCTGGAATAAGGAGACTAAGACATACACCGTTACCGGGCTGACCGCAGACAGCGGATGGGTGAACATCAAGGCGGCATATCTGAATAACCTTGTCGTATCGAAACAGTTCTCACTTGCGAAACAGTACGCCGGACCGCAGGGAATCCCGGGCGTTGGAATAGATGGAAAGACAACGTATCTGCATATCCAGTACGCACCGGTACAGAACCCGACATCGGAACAGATGAGCAAGACGCCGGATAAGTATATCGGAACTTACACGGATTTTTCTGGTGTTGATAGCACCGACCCAAGCAAGTACACGTGGGCGAAATTCGAGGGCGACCAGGGCGCACAGGGACCGAAAGGGGCAGACGGTAAGTCGTCTTATACGTGGATGAAATACGCCACAAGGCCGGACGGACTTGACATGTCAGACAACCCGGATTATGTACCGCTGTTAGACAGCGCTGGCAGTCCGATTCTGGATAGTGCCGGAGAGCAGATATATACGGTGACACAGGCAACCTATATCGGCATCGCAACGAATAAGGACACGGCTACAGAAAGCACCAATCCGGCAGACTACACGTGGAGTCGGTTCCGTGGCGTTGATGGATATGATGGTAAGGATGGAGCAAACGGCATCCCAGGAAAAGATGGTAAAGACGGAAAGACACAGTACACGCACCTTGCCTATGCCAACAGTGCGGATGGCAAAACAGACTTTTCGGTATCTGACGGAAACCGTGAATATATCGGCATGTACGTGGACTTCGTGGAAGCCGACAGCACCGACCCGACGAAGTATACGTGGTCACTGATTAAGGGGGCAGACGGAGCGCAGGGCGTGCCGGGAACACCGGGAGTAAATGGAAAAACGCCGTACTTCCATATCGCATATGCCAACAGTGCGGATGGTAGAACAGGTTTCTCCGTAGATGATAGTGTCAATAAGCTGTACATCGGGCAGTATACCGATTACACGCCAGACGATAGCACCGACCCGACGAAATATAGCTGGACAAAGATTAAGGGTGAACAGGGGACTGCCGGAAGGACTTACTTCTTCCAGAGCAATGCGGATGTGTTGCTGATGGGAGCAGACAAGAAGATAACACCGGCATCGCTCATTGTGGATTCGTTCTATCGTGATGGAAACGGAGAGATTGCACAGTCGCAGAAAGGCTGGTGGAAATTGGAAAAATCCACCGACAACGGCGCTACATGGGCTATACTCACGGTATCGCAGACTGCGGCACTTGACCGCCTGAAGATTAATGTCAACGGACTGTCGCTCAAGGCTCATGACATGCTCAAGGTTTCACTGTATTTTGACCAGTCGAAGAGCAAACTTGCGGACTACCAGACATATTCCGTTGCAGTTGATGTGGCATCTCTGACACAGGAGCAGATAGTTGACATACTGTCAGACGGTGGAAAATTCAAGGGGCTGTACTACGGCAAGGATGAAAGCGGAAATCAGACACTGTATATTTCGTTCAACGCCGCCAAAGGTGGAATACTTGCACTCGGCGGGCGGAATGACGGAAACGGCTTGGTGAAAATCTACGATAGCAGTGGAAGTTTGATCTTAACTATTGGACAAAATGGAATAGAAACTATGGCAACGACGGTGACCGATAAAAATGCAAAGGGTAAAATTGCATTTAACAAGAAAGGCTTGACATTTACTGAGGATATAGCGGGTGGTGGTACGGGTACAGGTGAAGACTTGCATCTTGAAAAAAGCATAATTTCATTCGATTCACTTGCTAACATCATAGGCGAGTTAGACAAACTGACAGTCCGTAAAGATGCCAAAATAGAAGGCAGACTCCTTTTTTATGATTATGAAAATCAAAGTAAAAAAGCGAGCGAAGCGGTAACGAGGCAACCCATAGCATCTGTTACTGCCGACGGGAAACGAGTAGCTTTTTTGAGTTCTGACTATCACGCAAATGGATATGGAGCCGGTACCGAACATAGTAATTATCGCCTTGGTGTAAAAGCACAGTGGGGCGGCAGTTCTTATGAAATGCATTATATCTATACGAACTTGAATATTTCTGATATCCGCCTAAAAGAGAACATCGAAAACAGCGAAACAGACGCTCTTGAAACGGTCAATCAAATGAAAGTCCGTCAGTTTAATTGGAAAGAGCGGATGGGTGGATGGCATCAGAACATTGGCTTTGTAGCGGATGAACTGGAAGAAATCGACCCGAACTTGGCTCTGGGCGGCGGATATGACGAAAACGGCGAGATGGACATTAAGCAGATTAACAGCCCGTATCTTCTCAACTACGCCATTAAAGCCATACAGGAACTTAGCGCAAAGGTTGATGAGCAAGAGAAACGTATCAAAGAGTTAGAAAGGAGATTACAGTAATGGGTAAATTTAACGAGTACACACAGAAAGCAACACCGGCGGACAACGACACACTGATGATTTACGACGCAACATCGAAGTCAAACAAGCTTTCGCCGTTCAGCGGAATTTGGAACTGGATTGTTGAAAAACTGACCAATGCGGTCATTGCGAATTTGCAGACGGACAACCGGACAGTACTGGGAGCGATTAATGAATTAAATAGTAACTCGTTTTCGACTTATGAAACTGGTGATGCGTCACAAGTAATATTACCAGTAAATGGTGGCGGTGCAATAGTGATGATTGCTTACGCTCTTGGCGGGTATGGAAATGATGGTGAAGCTACCGTCATGGCACTATTCCGATATAATTATGAAGGAACAGAATGTAGTATAGATTATATTTATAATCGTGGCAATATTATAATAGAAAAATCAGTTTCTAATTATAAAAATACGATTGTGTTCAAGACACAGGATGAATCACCTGTAAAATATTTGAAAATTAAAACTTTTAATATATAAAAAATTCCCATTTAGTTGATTAAGAAACTTTGAAAATTTCATAAAAAGGAGTTGATAAATTGAAAATTAAAGGTATTGACGTATCATCCAACCAAGGAAAGCCGGACTGGGCGAAAGTTGCTAAATCCGGCATTAAATTCGCAATATTAAGAGTACACCAGAGGTCCGGCGTTGACAGCTCGTTCGAGTACAACTACAAGGGATGCAAGAGCAACGGAATCCTTATCGGCGGATACAAATATTCTTACGCTCTAACACCGGCGCAGGCGATTGATGAAGCGGAAGATGTGATTGCCGCACTGAACGGGCGAGGACTGGATTTCCCGGTGTTCTATGACCTTGAGTGGTCTAATCAGCGAAAACTCGGCAAACAGGCAGTCGAAAACATTGCAGTCGCATTTCTGACCAGAATGAAGAAAGCCGGTTATAAGGTTGGTGTCTACTGCAATATGGATTGGTACAACGGCGTTCTGACTGACGCACTGAAAAAGTATGAGTGCTGGATTGCTCATTACCCAGACCCCGACAATGGGACAATGCAAACAAGAGTAAAACCAAAAGCAGGAATCGGCTGGCAGTATTCAGAACATGGAAAAGTATCCGGTATCAGTGGAAACGTCGATATGGATGTTTTCTACAAGGACTATAGAGAAGCGACACAGAAAGGAGAAACTAAAATGGTAAAAATCAGTAACTGCGGACATGACGAAAATGGAAGGTATGCAGGTGGGAAAGCTGGAGACCAGACTGGTACAGAATATCGGATCATGAACTGGTACAGTAGACCGTGGCTCTGTGTCTTGAGATTCAATGACGCCAAAATCGCAGCCATGATCGCAGATATGGCGACAAAAGCGGCGCG